GAGTTGTCATTTGTCCTCCTTCAGGAATTCTTCGACACGGCGCATGTCGATATGTCGTAGACGCGATTCATCGATGGCTTTGCCTTCGAGAATATCGTTCACAAGAAAGAAAAATTCGGGCGCTACTTGCTGAATGTCACGGTCTAGCTGCGTGTAGTAGCAGGTATGGACGGCTCGAATCAGCTTGTAGCGCTCGAGAATCTCGCGCGTGACTTTGTCTCGTCGGCTACTCACGAGTGCCCTCGAACGGCGCGGTACCGTGCTCTGGACACTTCAGAACGTTCGTGGTGTCCATACGCTCCAGCTTCTTGCCGCACCAGGGACAGAAGCGGTCGGTACCCTCACTCGCGGTCTTCGCTCCGCCGTCTACTTCTTCGACGCCGTACTTTTCGAACTCCCGGTCTTCGGACATGACGAACTCCTTGGGCTACTTCGTGGCCGCAGGCGGATTGGCGTCGGGGCTAGACTTGGCGGAAGCCTTGTCTTTTACCCCATCTTTCGCCGTTTTTGCGCCGTTGCCTTTGGCATCCTTGTTCTTGTTCTTGCTGCTCTTCGCCTTCTTGGCCCGCGCCTTGGGGTCGCTGGCGTGGAAGAGCTGGTCGAGCAACCGCGCCACGGGCTTGTCGCAGTACTCCTTGCTCACGTTGATGAAGTGGCGGAAGTCGCCGCGATAGACTGCGATGAGGTCGGGCATGTCCTCGGGCGGGATGGACGCGAGGAACTCCTGAATCTTCTGGAGCGTCGCCTCGCGCTTCTGTTGCATCTGCTCATACTGCTCGATTTCACCGCTGTCGATTTGGACATCCTCGGTCCGCCCGCTGCGGTCGCACTTCAGTGTGATGGTGACTTTCATGTTGTGTATCTCCTCTTAGAAGGGGGTGGTAGTGAACTGCGCCAGTTCAAGCGCAGTCTCGAGTTTGGCGCAGGTTACCACGCCAGGGATTCCGTCCTCTTTGATGCGGTCGTTGCTGTGGTTCTTGTTCCAGTCCTCCTGGAAGTGCCGCACAGCGTGGGTGGTCTCTTTGCCCATCGACCCATCGACCCCGTAGCGTGGCAGCGCCTCGGGGCCGTAGAGCCGCACGAGCGCTTCCTGTACCTCTTTGGTCGAGTCGATGGTCTCGTCGTCGTCCCAGACGTCGTGCTCTTCCTCTTCGCTTTCGGCTTGTTTCGCGAGAGCTTTCACCTCGTCGTAGTCCGCCACCGGGTCCATGTCGCCCGCCTTGATGAAGTCCTGGAAGAAGCTGTACGACTCGATGGGGTAGTTTTCGAACGCGGCCTTGTTGCACATCTCGAAGGGCCAGAGCGGTCCCATGTCGAACTTGCTCTCGCGCCAGTCGGTGTGCTGGCTCATGCGGTCGAGGGCCATGCGAGGCGTCAACTCCACGTCCTCGGGTTTCATCTGCTTCATGGTCGCAGCGACGCAGAGCCGCTTGAGCTTGATGTTCGTGATGACTTGTTCCCAGAGGTAGGGCATCATGTGCGACGCACCTCGGAAACGGCGGTCGAGTTCTTCAGGGCGCTGCAACTGCACGATGCTGTCGGGAATCTTGCCCGCCCAGAAGTTCCAGCCGGTGCCCGAACGACGGACGACGAGAGGATTCACCATCTCGACCTGGATGGCGTCACCGTTGCGTTTGGGTTCGCCCCAGCAACCGTCACCGATAGGCAGAATCATGAACGGCGTACCGTCGCGGAGCACGACGAAGTGCGTAATGGCGTTGGCGTAGCCTTGCCACGAGACGTAGAACTTCCCGCTCTTCTGCACGACCTTGCTCTTGCGCTTCTTGGCGTAACGCTCCGCCTCTGCTTTGTCGGTGAACTTCTTCGTGTGCGTGCGCAGCTTGTTGGAGAACCACCCGAGGGTGCCCCAGCCGTTGATGCCAGCGGTCGCGTGGTCAACCCACCACAGCGCGTCCACGTGCTTGAGCCGTCCGCGATACCCCATCTTCGCGGGATAGTGTTCCACGTAGGCGGGCAACTTGTGGATGATGTCCAGCATGGACCGCTTGTACAGCAGGTCCAACGTTCGATGCGCCTGGTCGGGCGTGATGGCTCCTTGCCCTGCGGCCTCCCATAGCTCGGCAAAGTCGGCACGTATCTTGGCCTCGTCTGCGGTCAACAGTTCGACGTACTTTTTGTCCATGAGTCGCTCCTAGCGTTTCTTGCCGCGACACATATGGTAGAACCCGCACCACTTCGGCGTGCAGGCCCAGCTCGTAGGGTCGCAGGGTGGAAAGATTCCAGCAGTGATGGCCTTCGCCACGCTGCTCACGATTTCGCTCATCCAGCCGTAGTCCTTTTGTGTGCGTTGCGAGTGCATCCGCTTGACCTTCGGCTTCTTCTGTCGAAGGAGCTGGTCGTACCGGACCATGCTGATGCCTTCCGCGTAAGAGTAGAACGTGAGCTGGAAGGACCCGTCAATCTCTGCTTGCGAGACCGACTTCGACTTCGTCTTGAAGTCCGTTACGGCCGTACGAAACATCTCGGGCACATCGGCACCGTGGGCCTGAAGCAACGCGCGTTCTTCGGGCGACATGATGGCGTCGGCGTTGGTGTCGATGAGGTCGATGTACCCAACCATCGGGACACCCGCCACAGATACTTCGATTTTCTTCTCGATGCCTCGCACACCGTTGTTGACTTGCGGCTTGACCAACGGTGCAAAGTCCCGATTGTAGATAGTGACCAGGCGTACGCCCGCGTCCTTCACCGAACCCTTGTCGTTTCCTTCTTCTTGCCACTCTTCGTCCGGCACATCCACCGCCTTCTTGTCGAAGGTATCGGAGTACGCCGCAAGGACCATCTCGATAGGGGCAGGCGTCTTGTGGTCCACGATGTGGTGATGCGTTGTCTCCACCGCTTTGTGCGCGCTGCTGCCCAACGTCATCGCCACAGCGGGAGGTCGTTTCTCATCACGGATGTAGCGGAAGTAGTACTGCCGAGGGCACTTCAAGTACATCTCGATTTGCGAATGGCTGAGGTAGCCGTGCGGAAGCTTGAACCCGCCAGGGGGTTTGTTCCGCTCTAGTTGTTCGACGAGTTCAGGAGTCAGCTCGATAATCGGCTGGTCCATCTCTCGTCCTTTTTTAGGTGTAGCCATCAGAGTCCTTCACCGGGCTTCGGTGGCCGAGTCGATTCGCCAGCCATGTGCGAACCGCCGCTCTGCTTCTTGCGCTCCGCGAGTTCGCGTTCGCGCTGCGCTGTGAGACGCCGGTTCGCCGCAAGCAGCGATTTCATCGACCCGCCTCCGGCCTCATCGTCGTCATCCGTAGATGACGTGGTGGATACCGTTACGGACGGCGTGCCCTCTCCGGGCGACGGAGGGTCGAACGTCTCCCCGAGTTCCGGGTCGATGAGCGAGGGGTCCTGCTCTTCCTGCGTCTCAGGGTCAACGGGGAAGTCACCCGCAGGGTAGTCGCGTTCTTCGGCATAGGCTGGTGCAGCTTCGCTCTCTTCTTCGTCGATGCGCTTCTGCGTCTCTACGCGTCCTGCTGGAGCGGTACGCACGGGTTTTGGGGGTACAGGTGCCCCGTTGCTCAGCTTCGTCTGGCACATCGGACATTCTTCCAACAGCGGACCGGGCTCGCAGTCGATGATGACGTCGAACGACTGCGGTTCCCCGTTCACGATGCGCGGACGAAACTCGATGCGGTCCACGGGCTGAAGACCCTTGGCCGCCAACATCTTGCGAATGAAGTCCTCGAGTTCTTCTTGTTTGTATCTGAGTGTTATGTCGGGCATTCTTTGATGCTCCTTGCACGTGCCACTGGCCGTGCGACCTGGCGCTTGTAGAGACAGCCAGGCTCGAAGAGGCTCACGCCTCGGTCTTCGCACCGCTTCTGCCGTTCACATTGAGCGCACCGCAGAGTGGCGACAATCGTTTCGGACACCGTGCGCTTCAGCGCCAAGGAACGTGCAACGTGCACGTCGATGGTACCGCGCGCTATCAAGCGAAACACCACCACGTCACGTTCTTGTCCAACGCGATGGTTGCGGTCGATGGATTGGTCGTACGCCAGGAGCTTCCACGGCAAGCTGAAGTAGACCATGTAGTTCGCTGCGTTCAGCGTGATGCCCACACCGGTTTCCACCTGGCCTAGATAGACGCGACATTCAGGGTCCGTGTTGAACTTCTTGACGAGCTTCTCCGGTGCACCCGTGCTGCCATCCACACGCACCAGCGTGTGATTCTGTTTGGTCTTTTTCCAGTGCTCCTGAACCGCTTCTTGCACCCAATTCATCTCAGCGGAGAATTGACACCAGACGATGCACTTGTGCGTCGGCTCAGCAAGAATCTCGTCGAGCTTCATCAAGAGCATGTCGAGCTTAGCGTTCGTTTTCATTCGCTCGACAATTGGCGGACGCGGTGTCGAATCGACCTGGCACGCAGCGGTGTACGGTTTGATGCCCTCGTTGATGCAGTCACGCAGGTGTTCGCAACCGTCGCAGATAGGTGGCTCATCGGGTTTGAGGTAGACGAATCCGCAAGCAACCTGAAGCAGCTTGTTGACCAGAATAGCTGCGTTGGGCACATCGATGAGGCCCTGCTCTGTGAAAAGTTTGTCCTCCGCCAGCGCTGTGCGTATGACCTCGTACTCTTCCGTGAAGATGAGAGTGTTGTAGACTTTCCGCTGATGGTCTTCGAGGTCGATGGGGATATCGATGATTTGACGTGTGGGCAAATCCAAACACTGCGCCTTGGTTTTGCGAAGCGCCACGATGTTCACACGCCGGTTGAGCACATCCAGGTTCTTGTAACCCACCACGATGCGCTTGTTGAGCGGCGCAGTCTCGCAATAGGTGTCCTTGAACTTCCAGAACTGCTCGGACAAGAAGCACGGTGATAAGAAGCGAAACTGCGCCCACATATCGCGCGGGTCTCCCGTAGAAGGCGTCCCGGACATGATGATGCGCCGGCTTGCTTTCTTGCTCAGCTCGATGGCCACCTTGGACCGGCTGCTCGTGTGACCTTTTATATAGTGCGATTCATCCGCCACGATGGCGTTGTACGGCAGCTTGGCCAGCTCTTCGTAGTACCGTCGTGCGGAATCGTAGGAGATGACGATGCCAGGGTAGTTCTTGGCGTCCGTTAGCTGCGTCAACTTCTCCGCACGCGATTTGGCATCAATGACCGCGAACTCCTGCTCGAAGCCATGGCGCTGCGCTTCGTATGGCCACACCTTGACGACCACACGGGGGCACAAGATGAGCGGCTTGGCTCCAATGGCACGCTGCCAATCGATGACGACCTTGGTCTTCCCCAGTCCACAGGCGTAGAAGAGTGCCGCACGGAAGTTGTAGAGGACGTGCACCAGACCTTCTAGCTGGTGGTCATACGGCTTGGTCTTGAACTCAAATCCTGGCGGAAGTATCCGCTTCTCAATGCGTTCGGCGTACTCATCGAGCTGCGTCACCACTTTCTTGGCGGTGTCAGACAGCTCCAGCGGCACTTGCAACACTTTGAAGTCGTTGAGCACGTGACGGTAGACAGGGTAGAACGCAGGGTAGTACCACAAGGGGTCTTTCTCACCCAGGCGTGTTGCACCGTACACTTTTGCGAAGCGCATATCCGTGGAGAACGCTGTGAAAACTGGCGTCCCCATGAGCTTCGTGACTTTGAGAATCACCGTTTGCATGTTTATCTGCCCGACACTACGACAGTGCTACTTCCACGTCAAGTCCACAAATACAACAAGTTGCTTTTAGCGTGGACTGCCGTCCGCCACCACCGAAGGCGGGTTCCCAGGTGTGACCTGTTTCTGCGATGAACGTAGGGTGCAGACATCTGGGACAGAAGATTTTGCTGTGGCTATCACGTACGAATCCATCCGCGCCTTCGCGTGCTCCGTGGGATGATGCACTGGCACGCACGAAGCTGCTCAACGCTTGCTCTGCGAGCAAGCATTTACGCGGTAAAGATTCTTCCCAGTACTTTTTGGCGACGTGGCAGTCCGTGACCCCTACGTCTTCGGTCATGGTGCAGACGAGCGCTATCTCGCACTCCCCACACCACATCTTGCCCCGGTACTCCTCGCACTGGGGCTGGGATGGGCAGAAATTGCAGACTGCCCGCTTGTAATCCTCCGACACGTGACCTATTCTCCTTTTGTACAAGTTTCGCGTAGGTAGAGGAATCTCAATGGACCTTTCGATAGCAGACCTCGAGTCTCTGTATCGCGGCAACGCCTCGCATCCGAACCCGATGTTCGACTTCTTGACCGGGTTCGTACCGCGACGTCTGCGCGACCTGTTCACCTGGATGGAGTACCTCTACTACAACTCCGCCCAAATCTTCGCAGCCCTGAAGAAGTTCTCTGAGTATCCCATCACCGACATCTCGTACACCACGACCAACAAGGGGCTGGAAGCAAAGGTCGAGAACTTGCTCGAGAAGACCCTCAAGGTCAAGGACATCCTCGTCCTCTGCGGTCGCGACCGTTGGATTTACGGCAATGCCTTCATCTCCATCTACCAACCCTTCGCGCGCTTCTTGAAGTGTCCCCAGTGTGGGAAACTGACCAACATCCAACACATCAACTACCGCTTCAAATTCAAGAAGCTCAAGTTCGAGTTCACCTGCAAGAAGTGCAAACGTGTCGTGGCGGGCAAGGTCATCGACCGGCGCCTCACCGACCCGAACCGCATCAACATCATCCGCTGGGACCCCAAACAGATGGACATCGACCACAACCCGATTTCGGGAGAGTCGACGTACTACTACTCGGTCCCGCCAGACCTCAAGAATCGCATCCGGCAAGGCAACAAGCTGTTGCTCAACACGATGCCGCTCGAGTTTCTCAAAGCGGTGCGCGACAACAAGATGTTCAAGTTCGCACCGAACTACATCTACCACATGAAGGTCGCGCCACCCGCCGGTATCGACCAACAGTGGGGATTCCCTCCGCTGACCTCTGCCATCAAGATGTTCTTCTACGCGGCTGTGCTTCGGAAAGCGAACGAGGCCATCGCGCTGGACCACCTGGTTCCCTTCCGCATTCTCTTTCCGAAACAAGCCTCGGCCAACGCGGACCCGATTCAGACCATCTCTATCGCCCGCATGTTCGAAGAGGTGAAGCAGGGCATTCGCGAGCACCGCAAAGACCCGCTCACCATCATGCACTCACCTGTTCCCGTGGACTCGACACAAATCGGCGGCGACGGACGTGCCCTGCTCACGCTCGGTGAAGTCAAAGAGGCTGAGGACAACATCATCGCCGCGATGGGTATCCCCCGCGAATTCATCTACGGTGGTCTCTCGTTCACCGGTTCGGCCATTACGCTGCGCATGCTGGAAAACCAGCTTCTCACCTACACGTCCGAGCTAAATGAACTGCTCCAGTGGATTACTGACCGCAGCACCAAGATTCTGGGTTGGGGCAGCGTCGACGTCGAGCTGACCGAGTTCAAGCTCATCGACGACGTGCAACAGAAGCAGCTCATCATGCAGCTCAACCAGACCAGCCAGCTCATCTCCAACACCACCATCGCGGAGCTGAACGACTTCGACCTCAAGAAAGAGCGCAACCGCCGTATGCAGGAGCAGCTCGACGAGGTGCGCTTCCAGCAGGAGGTGCAACTCAAGATTCAGAAGCTCCAGCAGTCTCTCGCGCAGCAAGCGCAATCGCAAGCCTCGCTGGGTCAAGGCATGCAGTACGACCAACAGCAAGTGCTCGCGCAGGCGGACGGCATCGCACAACAACTCCTCTCCCTCGACCCCGGCATGCGAAAGAGCCAACTCCATTCGCTTCAGGTGGAAGACGCCGTCATGTACGCTGTCGTCATCCAGCGACTCGAGGAGTACCAAAGCCAGGCGGCCTACCAAGGCAAACGCCAAGCGCAAGGGCAGGGGTAAGCCATGGGCAAATCTGACGCAGAGAGCATTGCAACAACCGTCAAGCGGGCATCTGAGATTCCTGATGACACGGGTCTCGGCGCCAACGCGGATGTCCCGCAACTGTTCGCACAGTTCCCCATCCCGCAAGGCGAAGACGTCATCGACAACCTCGCCGCACCCGATGGCAAGAATATCAGAGGCATCCCCCGCTACAACTTCCGCGCGCACTTCAAGCGCTTTATCATGGGACAGGTCGAGGTCGGTCACGATGAACGTGGCCGTCCCGAGTTCGTTGAGCGTGACGATTCCACGCATTACGAACAGCTCATGAACGAGGTGCTCGACGGTGATGCAATCATGCGCTGGGAAGAACGGACCACGCTGCGCGATGGAACCATCGTCATCAGCGTGAGCTACCTGACTCCCAAACCGAAAAAGAAAACGGGAGACGCACCGTCATGACGACTCCCCACTTCTTCAAAGTCGCCGCGCGACACATGCTTCTGAAGAAGCGTGCGGACTTGATGCGCAACGAGATGACGCGCGAATTGACCACCCCTGTGACGTCCCCCATAAAGGACTGGCTCAGGAGCCTGTTCAGCACGAAGGAAGAAGCCCCCGCCCCTGAGCCGAAGCCCGAGGGCGAGAGCATGGTCGTGCCCGAGGCTGTTACGCCTCCGGCTGTACCTCCTTCGACTGCGGCACCGCCTCCGGTTCCTGTGGTGGCGGAGACGGTTCCTCCACTACAACAGGAGAAGAAGCAGCGCTCTGATTAGCATCCGGCACCTCCTTGTTCTTGTTCTTCGAGACCCACTTCGCACCTTGCTTCATCGGGACCCGCAGCTCTCCGCCGTTGCGCCGCTGACGCTTCTGCGCGAGCATCTCGTCACGCTCGGCGCGGTGCTTCTTGCAGAGCGTGGAAGGCTCGTAGACGTCGCCCGACTCGATGAGCTTGTGCTTCCGAATGGCGGTCGCGGCCATCGCTACGGTGATGGTGATTTTCTCGTTGCACGCGTCCTCGCGACACGTCGTCGTCAGCACAGGCCTGTGACGCTGACGACGAATGCGTGCTTGCCGTTCGTCCTCGGGCAGGTAGTCGGGCAGGTTGTGCCCGTCGTACAGCGCGAGGATGCGCGGCATGTCGTTGTAGTCGATGTACTGCGCGTCATCGGTAGCCAACACGCACAGAGGCAGTTCGGCGTCCCGGCCTTCCCACTCCTCGGGCTCGGGCGAGGGGTCGAGCGGCCAGAAGCCGAGGTTGTCGGCCCAGTCGAAAAGGGCGTTGATGATGCCGTACGCCTCGTCGGTCGACAACGTTACTCCCCGCTGCGCCGCGAGCCTACCCAGCTCATCGGGGATACTACAGGTTCGATTCTTGCGCACCAGACTGTTCAGGTCGTGAATGCGCAAGCGTTTCACGGCCCATAATTGAACGAACTGTTCAAAAGTCATGTTCACCTCCGGAGGTGGTTTGAGAACTCCCTCTTTTTTGCCGGCAACTAAAGACGACACAAACCGTGCGTCACCCCACCACCGCGTAGCTCTTGGGGAGGGATTTCCCAAAAGCTACACGGTACCGGGGCACTTTCTTGTACCAAAAACAGGCGCTATCTTTGGAAATGCACGCGGTTCGCCTATACTAGCGAGCGTGAGGTTAGACGAGCATGAAGCTGACTCCAGTACTTGTCGACGCAGCTACCCGTCGCGAACAGATTCGCCAGAAGGCCATCGAGGGCGTACAGGGGGTATTCCCTCTTCAGACCAAGGCGCACCTCCTGGAGGTTGAAAACGTCCGTGTTGACCCTCGCGATTTCTCCTCGCGACAACAAAAAGACGCCATCCTACAAGGGCGCACGCTGCAAGAACCGCTGCGCGGCGACCTCGTGCTCAAGGACGAGGGAGGCAAAGTAATCGAACGCAAGAAGGACCAGACGCTGGCCCAGCTTCCCTTCTTCACACAGCGCCATACCTTCATCGTCGATGGCAACGAGTACAGCGTTGCGCATCAGCGACGGGTACGACCCGGCGTCTACACCCGTGTGCGTGGCAACGAAGAACTGGAGGCTGCGTTTAACCTCGGCAAAGGGGAAAACTTCCGCATCAACATGGACCCCGCGAAGGGCCACATGTTTCTTCAGTACGGTTCGACGAACATCCCGCTCTACCCCGTGCTCAAGCGCATGGGTGTGAACGACAAAGAACTGGCGCAGCACTGGGGCGCGGGGGTGGTGGCTACGAACCGCGACGCCTTCAAGAAGAAGGAAGAACAAGCTGTCGCCAAGCTCTACGAACGCCTCGTGCCGCCGTACCAGCGTACTGCCTCGCAGCCAGAAACGATGGCGCGTGAAATCACCGCGAAGTACCGCGACACGATGCTCGACCCCAGCGTTACTGAACGTACGTTGGGACAGCGCTTCACGCACGTCAACCAACAGGCGCTGCTCAAGGCTTCGCAGAAGCTCCTCGATGTCCACCGCAAAGGTGTCGACACAGACGACCGCGACAGCCTGGCGTTCCAGTCGCTCCACGGTGTGGACGACTTCATCAAGGAGCGCATTCAGCTTGAGGGCCGCAACCTGCACAAGAAGGTCCGCATGCGCCTGGGCACCGGAGGCAAGAAACCCTCGCTCGACCGTGCACTTCCCGCGTCGCCATTCACGCGCTCGCTGCGGGGTTTCGTGACCAACGCATCATTGGCTTCCATCCCGACGCAAATCAACCCGATGGAAATCATCGATAGCGCTGTGCGCGTCACCAACCTCGGCGAGGGCGGCATCAGCTCCGAACGCGCGGTGCCTAGCGAGGCACGCAACCTGCACCACACGCACTTCGGACTCATCGACCCCGCACGTACGCCAGAATCGTTCCGTGCTGGCATCGACCTCCGCTCTTCGCTCTGGACGAAACGAGATGACCAAGGGCGCATGTACACGATGATGCGCAACATGAAGAACGGTCGCCTGGAAGATGTACCCGTGCGCAAGCTCGAACAGGCCACGGTGGCGTTTCCCGGTGAAGGCAAGAAGCGCAGCGGCGCCTCAGCGCTTCGTAACGGACAGCTCGTTTCAGTGCCGGGCAGCCAAGTGGACTACGAGCTGCCTCACCCATCGTTCATGTTCAGCCCTGCGACGAACACCGTCCCCATGCCGGAGAGCCTCCAGGGCAACCGCGTCATCATGGGCGGGAAGTACTCGACGCAGGCCTTGCCTCTCGTCGAACGCGAAGAGCCGCTCGTTCAGGTCGAATCCTACAACCCCGGTCGCACTTTTGAACAAGAGCTGGCGGACCTCATCGTCCCTGTGGCACCTGTCAGTGGCATCATCCGAAAGGTAGACCGTGACTACATCTACCTGCAACCCGAGTCGCGCAAAAGCGCTTCCGAAGAAGAGACGTGGCCCTTCCCGCGCATGGCTCCGAAAGAGCACGTGACGCTGTACGAAGGTGACGAACTCGATGGCGAGAAGCTCGGTGCTACACCACTCATCAAGATTCCCTACGACGACAACTACCCACTGTCGTCCAAGACGTACTTGCACAACAACGTCACGGTGAAGAAAGGCGACCGCGTAGAAGCCAACCAGCAGTTGGCCGACTCCAACTACACCCGCAACGGCAAGCTCGCTTTGGGGCGCAACCTCAACGTGGGCTACATGGCCTACTACGGCATGAACTCCAACGATGCGGTCGTGGTCTCTGAGACGGGTGCGCAGAAACTCACCAGCGAGCATATGTATAAAGAGTCGCTGCCGCTGGACAACGATGTGGTGCTCGACAAGCGAAAGCACCAAGCGCAGTTCGGGTCTCGCTGGACCAGCCAGCAGTACGGCAACCTGGACGAACGCGGGGTCGCCAAGGCGGGCACAACGGTGCAACCCGGCGACCCGTTGGTACTAGCGCTGCGCAAAACAGCTCCGACTCCCGACCAACAGATGTTGGGGCGTCTGCACAAAACTCTGGCCACGCCCTACCGCGAGATGACGGTTGTTTGGGACCACCGCAATGCGGGTGAGGTCGTGGATGTTGTTGTCACTGCCAGCCGCGTGCTGGTGACGGTGAAAACGCGCGAGTCAGCGGCTGTTGGAGACAAAGTAGCCGGACGCTACGGCAACAAGGGCGTCATCTCCAAGATTGTGCCTGACGACCAGATGGTCCGAAACCCGGAGGGACAACCACTGGACTTGCTGATGACCTCGGCTGGCGTGGTTTCCCGCGTAAACCCTGCGCAAATCATCGAGACGGCCGTAGCGAAAGTGGCGAAGAAAACAGGAAAGCCCATCGCTATTCCCTCGATGTCTGGTCGGAACAACGTGGCCTGGGCCAAACAACTGCTCAAGGATAATGGGCTCACCGACAAAGAGGTGCTCTTCAATCCGGTGACCGGCAAAGAGGTGAAAGGACCCGACGGCAAAGGCGTGATGACCGGTCCGCAGTACATCTACAAGCTGTTCAAATCGACTGAGACCAACTACTCCGCGCGTGGCGTGGGCGACTACGACGTGAACTTGCAACCCGCCAAGGGCGGCGCTGAGGGCGCAAAGTCGTTGGGCCGTATGGAAATCAACGGGCTCCTGGCGCACAACGCACGGAACGCGCTGCGCGAAGCGGCCACGCTGAAGAGTTCACGCAACGACGAGTGGTGGCGTGCCTACCAGCTTGGACAGCCTACGCCCCCGATGCGGCGCGCGTTCGCCTACGACAAGTTCGTCGACATGCTGGGTGGCGCAGGCATCAAGGTCGACAAGAGCAACGAACAGCTCTTCCTCGGTCCAATGACCGACAACGACATCACGAAGATGTCTGCGGGCGAGTTGAAGAAGCCTACGATGGTACGTGAAAAGGACCTCGCACCAGAGAAGGGTGGACTCTTCGACCCTGTCGTTACAGGCGGCACCAGCGGTAACCGTTGGGCACACGTCACGCTGAACGAACCCATCGTCAACCCCACGTTCGAAGACCCTGTGCGCCGAATTCTGGGAATGACCAAAGCGCAGTTCCGTACAGCCGTGCAACGTGAAGGCGGGTCAGGGATTCAAAAACGCTTGCGTGACCTCGACCTCAGAGAACATCGCGCCTTTCTTGAAGCCCGTGCAGCCAAAGCCACGGGTACCTCGTTGGACGACACGGTGAAGCAACTCAAGGCACTCAACAGTCTGGAACGCCAAGGCCTCACGCCGGACAAGGCCTTCGTGCTCTCAAAACTCCCGGTGGTGCCTCCTGTTGTGCGGCCTATTCTGCCCTCTCGAGGGAAACGAGACCTTCTCATCTCTGACGCAAACTACCTCTACCGCGACGCGATGCTGGCCAACGACACGCTCAACGAAGCCAAACGAATGCTCCCGGAAGACGAAGTGGGTCGAGCGCGTCTGCATCTCTATGACGCGACCAAGGCGGTATTCGGCTTGGGAGACGCGGTGAGCCCTCAGCTCAAAGGACGCGGTGCCAAGGGATTCATCACCACCATCGCTGGTCAAGGAAGTCCCAAACGTGGTTTCTTTCACGGCAAGGTGCTCAAGCGACCGCAAGACCTCACTGGACGTGGCACGGTAGCGCCTGACCTCAATCTCAACATGGACGAGGTGGGACTGCCTGAAGACATGATGTGGAAGACCTACGAGCCCCACCTCATGCGACGCCTGGTGCAAGGGGGCTACCGCGCGTTGGACGCGAAGGACATGATAGCGAACAAACACCCCCAGGCTCGCGAAGCGCTCCTCACCGAATCGCGCAACCGTCCGGTAGTCATCAACCGCGCACCCACCTTGCACCGTTTCAGCATGGTCGGCGCGTACCCGGTACCTGTGCCCGGCAAGACGATTCGAGTGAATCCCTTCATGGAAGAAGGTATGGGCATGGACTACGACGGTGACACCGTGCAGGTTCACGTTCCTGTCAGTGACGGGGCTGTTCAAGACGTCAAATCCATGACACTCTCCAACCAACTGTTCGGCGACAAGACGAAGTCGGACTTGATGGTTTTTCCACAACACGAAGCGGTGCTTGGCGTCTACACCGCGAGCGCAGCATCGGGTGGAAAAACGCGAAGTTTCAAGAGCAAGAACGAAGCCTTGCAGGCGTATAGGCGCGGGGAAGTCGACTTGAACGACACAATCCGCATTGGGTAAAACGCTCCCATAACCTATACTTGGCGAGAACGTTCGACTCACAGGAGTGCACGATGAGCCATCTCGACACCGCATACAAGCTCGGCGCCGCCGCCGCGTGGGAAGACTTCCAGCGCATGGTGCAGGAGAAACAGGGGCAGACGCCCCCGCAACCCGTGACCCCGGCTGCCGGCCCCGCCGCGAAGCCCGTCACGCCCGCCCCCAAGTTCACCCCGAAACCGCCGGGTCAAACCATGCCGCCGGCAGCGCCCGAAGGCATCGTCAACCCCGGACCCAGGGCGGGGCTCGTCAACCGAGGGTACTGACATGGACCGGGACGTGTTCTACAAGCTAGGCGCGGCCCAGGCGATTCATGACTTCACCGCGTGGATGCAAGCCGACGAAGGCAATCCCACGGCGCCCGTCGTGACTCGTAAGACGGCTGCGGAACGTGCGGTGGAAATCGCGCTCGAAAAGCTCGGAGAGCCCAAAGGACGCAAGGTCAAGCCCGGCTCACGCAAGGGTGGACCTTCGCAACCAGCAGCGCGTGCACCCGCCGGCAAGGGGACACGATTCGCACGGCTCAAATCCAAGCTCAGCAAACAGAAGGGCGTCAAGGACCCCGGTGCCCTCGCGGCTGCCATCGGGCGCTCGAAGTTCGGCAAGGGCAAAATGCAGCACATGGCGGCCAAAGGTCGCTGAAGGTTGCCCCTTGGATGGATGCCAGCGCGTTCAAAATCGGCGGGCGGCTTGCTGCCCTCGCCGACTTAGGTCTGCTTAAAGTAGCGAAGGAATTCGCGCCAGGCATACCCGCGCAGAAGCCCATCAGCAGACTTCCCTCCATCACGCCCAAAACACTCAACCGCTGGACCCTCGCGGTTCAAGACCACGAAGCAGCTCGCGCAGGACGCCACTTTGACCTTCGTCTCGTAGACCCCGATGCGGGCAAAGCACACTCCTGGGCGGTGCCCAAAGCGCGCCTACCCGAACCCGGCGAGAAGTTACTCGCAGTGCAGACGTTCACGCACACCCCAGCCTATGCGCTGGAGTTCGGTGCGAAGAAACCCGAGGTCATCCCCGAGGGCTACGGCAAAGGTCGCGTGCGCATGGCGGTCAAGGAACCGGTCGACATCGTTGAAGCGAACAACGACAAGGTGCGCTTCAATGTTTACCGGGGAAAGTCGAACGAAGAGTTCGTTCTACGCCGCACAAAAGACAACAAGTGGCTACTTCAAAACGTCACGGTCACGAAGGACCGCGCTGACGTGCCGCAGAGCAAACCCAAGTACAAGGAAGTCGAGCCCGATGCGGTAGACGTGACGAACAGTCAGCAACTGATGATGGCGAAAGTCGATGGTGCCCACAACACATTCAGACTCGACGCGGGCCAGCCCGTCCGCGTGTTTTCATATCGTCCAACTGAACGCGACACGGGCGTCATCGAACACACCCACCGGTTCCTACCAGGTTTCAAGCAGCGCGTACCCCAGCGGCTCGACGGGCTGGTCCTCCGAGGTGAGTTGTTCGCCTCCGACCCGCACACAGGCCGCGCCAGAGAAGCCGTCGAAACAGGCGCGGTCCTCAACTCAGGCGTCTGGAAAAGCCGCGACACACAACAACACGCGCCGCTCCGTGCGGTCATCTTTGACGTCGCCCGACGCGCGGGCAAAGACGTCGAGAGCATCCCTTATAAGGAGAAGCTCCAAATCCTCAAGCGCGTCAACAAAGTTCTACCGTTTCTCGAGCTACCCCCGATGGCGACGTCCACTCGGGACAAAGTTGATTTGTTGAACCGTGTGCGTACAGGACAGGAGCCCATCACTTCCGAGGGTGTGGTTCTCTGGCCCCTTGGAGGAGGAGCACCCGTCAAGGCGAAGTTCCGTCCTGACCACGACGTCTACGTGCGCGAGGTCTTCCCCGAGACAGGCCAACGTGAAGGACTCGCGGGTGGGTTCCGCTACTCCTGGACACCGAAAGGGCGCATCGTTGGCCACGTGGGTACCGGGCTCAACCACGACATCAAACGCGACATGCTGGAGAATCCACAGAAGTACATCGGACGTGTTGCCCGTGTGCGTGCACTTGGGGTGTACCCTGACAAAACCAATCCGAAAAAGCCCGGTGCACTTCGCGCGCCGTCGTTTCAAGACTGGCATCTCGACAAGGGGTTTCAGATGTTCGAGGGGAAGTGATGCTCGATTTCTATA